GCCTAAGAGTATTGCAAAGAAAACTGCGAGGTATAGATAATGGCAGATAAAAAATATACTAAAGGGTCTGATTTAAAAAGATTACTAGAGATATTAAATAAATCAGAAGATCATAAAAGTTTATTTAACATACTTAAAACACAAAAAAAACAAATAGAAACTGGTGATTTTACTGCAGAAAATCCAATTTATTTAGGTAAAGATGAAAATGAATTAGAGTCTTATATGAGAGCTTTAGATGAGATTGTTACTAATTATACGTATGATTCTAATTTAAAAAAATATGTTAAAAAACCTAAAGGTGGTATGGGTATGCTTAATCCCATAAATAAAAATAAAGGTGGTATGATAGATTATAGATCAAAAGGTTTGTTTAAATGATCACTCCAGAAAGATTAGATGCTTGGAGAATAGTTCCAAGATTATTAATACTGGCATACATGGTGGTATTCTATCAAACCTGTAACTGGTTTATGGATTTACCAGATCCAAACAATGCACAAGCAGGATTTGTTTCTGTCGTAGTAGGAGCAGGTGCAGCATGGTTTGGACTTTATGTAAACAAAGGCAGATCTACTATTAACGTACAAGCTAAATCGGAGGTACGAGATAATGTTTAAAAGAGAATGGTTTCAAAAGAAATTTGGTCAAGGAACAGTCTTTGACTTAGACTATGGTAAGCTTGCTATATTAGCACTATGTATTTATATAGCGTTTATTAAATGAATAACATGAAGCACATAACAGTAATGATCTTAGCCATTGGCTTAATGGGTTTACTAGGGCTTATTGTCGTAGATGAATTTATGATAGCATCAGAACATGGTGGTAAGTTTGATGAAGGCATCTTGGCCTTGTTGAACAATGCCCTTGTTGGTGTTGTAGGTATTGTAGCAGGATATGTAACAGGTAACAGTAATAGTAAAGGATGTAATTGTAAATGAGAAACTTTAGAATAATATGTTCACAATGCACAACCTACCAAGAATGTTCTAAAGCAGGTAGATGTTTAAAGCAGTGATAACGCTGTTTACAATCTTATGGTTTATTGCTTTAATTTATATAGTAAGTACATTAGTATGGTTACTACAGGATGAATAATAAACTATGGAAGAAAGTAGGTAAGATGGAGTTAGG